TAACGTTCCATAATATCACGGGCCGGCATCGACGTTGTATGAAAGACTGCATTTGGTAAAACCGCAATGTCACTTATCGGAATCGCCGTAAATGTAAAGGCAGATGATGCACCAATCGGGGATTCGGCCATAAATAAACACGCCGTTCCCATTACAACCAGGTCAAGATAGCACTGGTGTATGGTCGTGTAAAAATTAGAGTCGTTCAAGTGCGCACGCAAAACAGATGTTGCATAGTCGGCGTCTTGTGACAGGTCACTTTCGCCGACCAATTGCAACCATCTGGATTCAGGTGGGGTCAATAATGTATAGATAGATGCAGCCAGGTTATCGGCAGCGTCCATTGCCGTTGAATCAAATAGTGTCGCCACATCATCGTCCGCCGTGGGCATTGCATAACGACGGGCGTCATCCCAACGCTTTAACCAAGGACTGCGAGCGTCCAAGGCACGTTTATAAAGGGTCTGAAGATTTTGTTGCATAGTTTGTCCTTTGTTTGGTTTTTATATCTTGAATTCTGTGTTCGCAGAATATGTTCGTGGGGTCGTTGCCGTTCCGTGAACAGGGGTCGGAGACTGGGTTATCGCACCAGCAACTGCATCCAGTCCATCATCGTGAATACCACCGCCACCAATTGGTGACCAACCCAGCATTTCTGCTAAAAACGGCGTAGAACGAACACGGTGATGCGCATATAAACGACCCGTGCTTAATAACGGTTCAATCGCACCAAGTATTCGGTCTGACTTTGAACGACTGTTCTGGATACGAATAACCTGAAGCGCATAGCCACGACGGGCGGCGGTATCGTGAATAATCTCGGGCAGACCACCGCCAATGCCATTCGTTTCAATCGAAATCCGATGCAAATTGCGGGACGACATAAAATCAAGAACTAAATCACATTGACGTGATAATGGAAACTGTTCTTGGTCAGATACAGTCAGGTATAATATGTCGTGGATGAAAACACGGCGGTTCTTGTCATCACGATACAATAATACACAGGCACTGCTGTCACGATTGCGACGACCAGTCGATGGATCCCAATATAATGTTTGACCCGTGATAAGGTTTAATCCAATTTGCGCCGTGCGTGAATCAAATTCTTCGTCATAGAAATGCAAACCACCCGGGTCAAGACGTGTCCGTTCGGGCGGAATAAATTCAAGCAACATCTGGGACGAAAAATGCCGAATACCAACCATTTGACGCAATTGGTCAATGCGGGGAATCGGAAATAATTCAGGCCACGCTGGGTCGCCGTTGGCATTAACTATCGGAATTTTCAATGTTTTATACCCAGACAAAAAAGGCGTTGAAAAAGCATTTTTTTCATATACTATGGGCATAGAAGAAAAGGATTGCATAATGGATTTTACCCCCCAAAAGTTGCCTGAAAACTTAGAAGCAGAACAGGCGGTGTTGGCCGCAGTGCTGATGGATAATCGTGCGTTGGAACGTGTGGGCGAATTTCTGCGGGCGGAACATTTTACACATCCGGCACACCAAGAAATTTTTAAGTTGGCCAATCGACAATTTTCAGCAGGTATCCCGTTCGATATTATCACAGCCAAGAACTATCTTGACCAACAGGGCGTTTTGGAATCTGTTGGTGGGGTCGAATACCTTGGCCAGTTGGCCGGCGCAGGCGCAACCGTTGTTAATGTCGAACAATATGCACGTATTGTCTATGAACACGCAATGCGACGGGATTTGATTGCGTTGGGTCAGGATATTGTCGGCAAAGCCTTTGTCGAGGATTTAGATAACCCTGTGTCACGACAAATCGAGGTCGCAGAACAAAAATTGTTCGAAATGGCAACAACGGGCGTTTCAGAACGTGATATCACACCAATTGCTACCGCACTGCAAAGCGCACTGAACGAAGCAGAAATCGCATACAAGGCAGATGGACAATTGTCGGGTTTAACAACGGGGTTGGATGTGCTGGACGCTTCGATTAGCGGACTGCATCATTCGGACCTGGTTATTATCGCTGGACGACCGGCAATGGGTAAAACAACACTGGCAATGAATATCGCTTTTAATGCGGCAAACGCCATTGCATATGGGCGGGCAAATCCAAACTACAAGGGCGCAGTTGTGTTTTTCAGTCTTGAAATGTCTGCGTCACAGTTGGCGGCACGTGTGTTATCATCCCAGTCCAAGGTGCCGGCAAACGCAATGCGTGAAGGTAGTTTGACAGACGAAGACTTCTTGAAAATGTCCCAATATTCCGCAGCAATTGGCAAGGTGCCGTTGTTCATTGACGATTCCCCAGGAATGTCTGTGCCAATGATGCGAACACGGGCACGCAGATTGGCACGCAAACACGGTGGAATCGCACTGATTGTAATCGACTATTTACAGTTGATGACATCGCCCGGTGGCAAGCACAGTGATAACCGTGTTCAGGAAATTTCCGAAATTACCAGAGGTCTGAAAATGCTGGCCAAGGAACTGGATGTTCCCGTTATTGCGTTGTCCCAGTTGTCACGTAGCGTAGAACAGCGTGATGACAAACGACCAATGTTGTCGGACCTGCGTGAATCAGGGTCTATTGAACAGGACGCCGATATTGTTATGTTCACGTATCGTGAAGAATACTATCTGCAAAATCGTGACCCAGATGAACGTATGTCAAATAATACAAATTCGGCCGCACACGATTCTTGGCAAAATCGCCTGGAACGGGCACGTGGCAAGGCAGATATTATCATCGGTAAAAACCGTCACGGACGGCCAGAAACAGTGCGCACTGCGTTCTTTGGTGATTACAGTCTGTTCGATAATCTTAGCGATTTTGAATCACGTGGTGAAAACGATTTCGCACAGCCGGCACCAACCGTCACGGCGGCAAGCCTGGGCAATGACGCCGATGCAATGCCAACCGCAATTAACCCGAACGATATTCCAGACGATATGCCGTTGTAATTATAATTATTTTCTTGCACCAGGGTTAAAATTTGACTATTATTTTGTCAAGTAATAGTCATTTAGGAGTTTGCAATGGCCCAAGAAGAAATTATATTTCCAAATAATATTCGCAATATTCGATTGGCAAATGGTATGAAAATGACAGAACTGGCACGCCAGGCCGGGTTGTCTTTGTCCGCTGTTTCCAAAATTGAAAAGGGTGTTCGACGCCTGAACCAGAAACAGTTATTGAATATTTGCAATATTTTGGGTTGCAAACTGTCTGATATTTTCATCAAGGAATCAGACGATGTCGCAGGTCAATGGCAAAGCGAAATTAAACGACGCCTGAACGATAACGAAGATAGCGGACTGAAAGTATTTGGCAGCGGATTGCGCAAAATACGTCAACAGTCGGGTAAAACAATCGCACAGGCGGCAAAAGATGCCGGTATGACGTTGTCTGTGTATCATAAAATCGAAGTCGGTCAACGTGAAATCTATAAAAATGAAATCGAACCATTGGCAAAATCCTTTGCGTTGGGGGCCGAAGGCTTGTTTGATAAAATTGCCGCACTTTATAAGTCTGGCGAATTAAACAAACAAATCAGCAAGGTCAAAGAACGTGTTAAATCAGTCTTGGAACCGGGCAGTCCAATGTCTGCAATGGATATGCACGGCAGTTTGTATGGCGCAAAATTGTATGACAGCGCACGTAAAAAATTGGTGCCGGTGTTCGGAACACCGTCTGGCAAGGCAATTGCGTTCAAGAAATCTGACAAAACAATGATTGTCGCACCCAGCACCCTGGAAGGGAAAAAAGGTGTCTATGCAGTTATGCCAAATACAAAACGACTGGGCGGTTTTATCCCTGAAAAATCGTATGTGTTTGCAGATGCAACAAAGCCTGCAAAACCAGGGGACCTGGCCGTCGCTTTTGATGCAGACTTTGATTCACTGGACGACGAAACATCACTGATGGCACAAATCGTTAGTGTTAAGCAAGATTCCAAAGGTAAAATTTTTGGACAAATTGCGTCGCCTGATGAAAAAATTTCTGCCCAGACAATGCACAAGGTCGTTATGATTGTAATCGAATAAGTAACTAGCCACCACAGGAGGGATTTATGAATACAAAAGCCAGCACAACCGCACTGCGATTGTTAAACCTGTATCGCCAAGAACACGTTATCGTGGGTGGGTGGGCAACGGTTAACCCTGTATTTGTGAACGAGGCAACCGATGACGTCATCAAAGAACTGCGTGATATGCCAACGGGCAAAATGCTGATTCAACATATTGAAAATCTGCGTAGCGGCAAAACCAATATGGATTCAATCGACCCAGAACTGATGCCATATGGCGGGATGATGGTGAACGAAGATATGCATACAATCAACCTGACACCAATGCAATGGGGCGAAATCGAATATGCAATTCGCAACTTTACCCCAGATCAGGCGGGCCTGGATACTTTCTTGGGGCTGAAAACAGTGCAAGATTTTGGACAAGAATGGCCAACCGCAATACGGGCGGCACTGGTAAAAAAACCAGAACTTATACCACAATGGGATGTCGTTATGCAAACCTATAACGCATACAGACTGTGGGATAGCGCAAATGAAATTATCGCAAACCCAATATCCGACCGTGTTCGTGCGCAGGTTCAGGCAGATATGCCAGAATATGAAACGTATTTACCAATGTTCGGTGATGCAGGAAGTGAATTGTTGGCCAAGTTGCGCACCTTTATCAGCAGTATGAACTGATTTAGTCTTGTTTTTCCGTCCGATAAATCGTGTCGTGGCTGTGTGGTGTGCCAATATAAATCATTGCGCCGGTGGGCGACAAAATAAAGTCCAGTTCACGCAGTCTTTCACGCAACGCTGTCCGTTTTTGCGGTGTGTTTGATGTATTTGGAACTTCGACATCGTCACAGATAATCAGGTCTGCACGCATACCAGTTATGTTGCCGTGGATTCCCTGACAGATTACAGATGGTTCACGTATGCCAATTGGCCGATTTATCGTTATGCGGCCGTTTGCCCACTCTTTTTTGTTCGCAGGAATCATTTCAACACAAAATGGATGATTTTCAATGATATGCCGAATATGGGAAACCATACGTGATGACAGGCCACTTTCGGCAGACAAAATCAAAATCCGGGTCTGGGGACGCAGATACAAAACACACGCTGCAAAAATCCCAACAACCGTCGATTTGCCAGAATGGCGAAACGCCATCAGTAATCCACGGTGGGGCGAATCACACAAAATATCATACAGGAATTTCATTATTTCACGATGATGGGCCGGGGTCTTGAATCCCAGTATGCGATTCCATTCGTCCAGAAATCTATAAAATTCCGTAATCATCAGTATTTTCGTTCGGCGCAATTTCTGTTATCAGGCCATAATCATTTATCAGTTTTGGTAATGCGTTTTCAAGGACCGATAACAAATTGCGGTAAAGCCCCATTACCGCCCCACCCCCAAGTTTATCTTGGATTACCTGGTGGGTGTAATCTATCAAAGATTTGATATTGTCGTGCGTGTTTGCCCACTGGGTCAAATCAACGTCAACAGAACGCAAATCTTGGAATGCCGCCAACAGAAAATTAAAATCTGAGTTCAAATCTTCGGGATCTATTTTTCGTGTTGGCTGATAGTCAATTGTGCGTGATAATGATATTTGACGATAAATATCCAATTGAATATCCGCAGGTGGTGCAATTTCAAAGACAATATTACCACCAGAAAAATCGTCGTTTGGCACGACTGAATAACTGTATTCAGATGATGCGTTTGCTTCGTTTAACGAAACACAGATGTCGGCAGTCTGGAAAAAAGGAAAGGCAAAGGCAAATTCTGTCGTTTGACCATCTGTGATATATGATATTTTATACATTGTGTTTCCCCCTGCCCCGATGTTAACCAACTAAATCATCAAATCTGGCCAATAATGATTTTAATAAATTTGGTTTCTTGGCGGTGGCATTTTTTAGTTTTGTTAAATTAGTGCGACGCTTTTCTAAAAATGGCGCAGCCGTTTCAGAACGCATACGTTCCAAGACTGCCCCCTGGGTTATGCCAGATGCAGATGCACCAGATGCACCATATTTAGCACGCTGGGCGGCCAATACCTTTTTAATCAAATTTGTCTTTTCGGCATCATCGGCCGCCATTTGTGCCAAGATTTCTTTGCGCTGAGTTTTTGCAGCCTTTTTGGCATCTTTGTAATCTAAAATTTCTGTGACGTCAGATACAAGTTGTCCCATTGTTTATTCCTTTTGATTTGTTTTTATACGCTATAACAGCCGTGAATTGTGATAGACAATATTGTCGCAGGATAATTTTCAGCACCGTGTATCGTCCATATCGGGGTCGTGTATTCGCAGGTCGTGCCAAGCAAATTTATCGATACATCACCTGAATATCCCGCAGTATTTTCAGATGAATATATTTCATCAGGTAATGATATGCGCTGACCGTTTAACGATATGGATTTCGTATCAAAAACACGGGCAGTTATTTTCCGCAAACGCAATCGGGTTGTATTATGTCCCGAGATTCGCAGTGGCAAACCACACGCACAAAATGCATAACCGTATTTACCACAGTCCGAATACAGGCTGGCATCGAAATATTCCAATGATATTTCATCATCACGGCGCACAACAACATAAGTTTTGTTGTCACATACTGCGACCGATAAAAATTCCCCGGACGTTTGATATGTCCCCCAGGCGGATATTCCAAGTGCTGCATTTTGATTCAAAACAGCCATTTTGCCGTCTTGGCGAACAATGTATAGCCGATGTTGGGTCGCATTATATGCAATGTCTATTGGCGAAACCAACAAGTGTTTAGATAATGCACATAAATCATTTGCATTATAATTTTCCCCCAGTTCATCCAGACTTAGTTCACGAATATCGTGTCCGTTGCCCGAAATAAAAACTGTGGCACCTTCTATTTTCTGGGGTGGCAAATAACGTTTTGTATATGAACCAACCGTTGTGTGCTGTTTAATATCAACAACTGATGGGGTCAGGGGCTTGCTGGAAATCGCCCATTCGCCAACGT